TAAGATGGAAGATCATGGGCCAGAAAATCCAGATGATCCAGTTAATTATGGAGAATATGATCGCGAAGGCGATATGGCTAAAGATCAACTGAGAACTATAGATGATGCAGCAGAAGAACTGTACAGCATCATTCAAGCTAACGAAAATCTTCCAGAATGGGTGCAGGCGAAAATTACTAAGGCTGTTGACTATCTAGATACTGCTCGTGACTATATGAAATCTAACAAGTATGCAGAAGATTTCGAAATGGGCGAAGCCGAATATCGTGGAAAGAACGTTCCACTAGGTAAAAAATTACCGGGCGATGTAAAAAAATCAAAGGTATATGTGCGTAAGCCTAACGGCAATATCGTCAAAGTAAACTTTGGTGATAAGAAAATGCGTATTAAAAAATCAAATCCTGCACGTAGAAAATCTTTCCGTGCAAGACACAATTGCAAAAATCCTGGTCCACGTTGGAAAGCAAGATATTGGTCATGTAGGAGCTGGTAATGCTACTAAGAGAAATGTTCAGTGCCATAGGCGCACCAAAGGACAACGAACAAGAAATCGATTGGTTAGATGATCTTAAGTTTTTCATCGACAACGATTCAGCTATGCTTAATCAATATTTCTTCCCTGCGATTAAAAAACATAAAGAATTCAGGCACAATCCTAACGTTTTCAAAGTTTATATACGTCCTATACAGCAATGCTTAGATCATTATTGCAATCAATTCGATATAGAAGACAGAGAAGAAAAGTTTCCAAAAATAAAAATAATCAGTTTAGCTAAAAGATTTGCAGAAGAACAAAATAAGTATATAGAGAAAGGCGACTACGAATAATGCTACTTAAAGAACTATTCGAGGATGAGGGTAAACACGTTTCTTTCTGCTTTGGCAGAATGAATCCGCCTACCATTGGACACGCAGAAGTATTCAAAAAATTAAAATCAATAGGTGGTGATTATAAAATATTCGTCACTATGACCCAGGATAAGAAAGAAAATCCTTTAGATTATCTTACAAAAACAAAATTTATTAAACTGATACATCCCGAATATGCAGAAGCTGTAGTAGTAGATACAACATTAAACACTATAGGCAAAGTATGTTCTTACCTGTATGATCAGGGTTATAGAAACGCAACATTTGTAGCAGGCAGTGATAGACTGCCATCATTTCAAAAATTAATCACAGATTATAACGGTGTAGAAGGCAAAGCTCACGGATACTATAAATTTGATGTAATAGATTTTGAATCCAGTGGGCAGCGAGATCCGGATAGTCCGGGAGTATCTGGAATCAGTGCCAGCAAAGCGAGAGAAAAGGCAGTCGCTGGAGATCTGGCAGGGTTCGAAGAAGCCACTGGCGCTGGTGAATATGCTAAACCATTATATGATGCTGTACGAAAAGGTATGGGCATTAAAGAATCTTACGAAGGATCATTAGACGAAGTTGATCGAAGAGGATTTCTCAAAGGGCTAGGGGCGGCTGCGCTAGCAGGTGCAGGAATGTCTGCAGGTAGTGCTAAAGCAGAAGGTCCTTTGCCTGTTATGGCAACAATTAAATTCAAACTACCTAACGGTGAAATTAAAACAATTAAAAAAGATCTAGGTAATTCTTATGACTATCGACTAGATGATGCCAAACGAGATTTAGAAAATCTGTTAGATCGCAAAGGTATCAAAAATTATACAATCCATCTAGATAGATATCAAGGTAGTGGTAATGATAAGAAAGCAGACTACATGCAAAAAACTCCTTCTACAGGACAACCAACTGATAAAGATTATATGGACAAAGGCCCTTATACTGCAAAACATAGTTCTGCAAGTTATATGGATAGATCAAAAGAAAAAGAATTTAGAGATATGGGGAATTACTAATGAAGGCCAAAGAATTTATACCTGCAAGCAAACCTAGAAACTTTGTAGCAAAGAATCAAAAAACCGCGGGTTCTGGCGCACACAAAGACAAAAAGCGAGCCGAGAAGCAGGGCGATATCAAACATAAAGGTAAACAGTTTGCGGAAGGCATCAGTGTAATAGACCAAGACTACGATCTCGATCAAATTGTATTGACCTTAGACATAGAAGGCAAGAGAGCAAGTTTCACTTATACAGACTACGACGAAAACTTTAAAAACGCAGAACGTAAAGATGTGTTTAATCAGTTACAAGAAAAACCATGGTATAAAGGTCTAGACCATCCCACCAAGATGGAAATTTTAGATGCTGCCTATAAAGCTATCAGAGGTGAAGAACCTAGCGAATATAAACCCACAGTTGACGATGAACCTATGGAAAGAATTAGAGATCCAGAAGATTGGGATGAAGGCAATACTGAACCACCTAATAATTTTGCTGTTTACATCAACGGCAAGAAATGGAAGGTGTTCAAAGGCCGAGGATATTATGCAGACGATGAGCGTGAAAGAACACACTACTACCAATTAAAAGATTGGGCTCGTAAAAAATCTGAAGCGACTGGAAAGAAATGGGAAGTTTCTATTACAGGCGAACCGGCTACTGACTAATGGACGAGATACAAGATCTTAAGCGTCTCGCAGGTATAACCGAATTCAAAGGTTACCAGCCTTACGGTGGTAGCAACATAAGTATCACTGGCAGCGAAAAAAGACGTATAGAACGTGAACAAAATATTAAACCGGGTACACCAGAGTGGTTTCAATTATGGTTCGCATTGCCTTATATGACCGATGAAAAGTTTGGAGACAAGCAATGGTTGAGATAACTGAATCAGCAAAAGTCAAAGTGATAGATTTATTAAATGAAGAAAATAATCCAGGATTGATGTTGCGTACATTTGTTCAAGGTGGTGGCTGTTCTGGTTTTCAGTATGGCTTTACATTTGACGAAGAACGCAATGACGATGATTTTGAAATTACTTTAAATGATAAATGGAAGGTAGTAGTTGACTCCATGAGTATGCAATATTTACAGGGTGCGCAGATAGACTATACTGAAGATCTCAACGGCAGTCAATTTACAATTAAAAATCCTAATGCGCAATCAACATGCGGATGTGGATCTAGTTTTTCGATATAAAATGGATAAGACCCTAAAAGATTATATCGAAAGAACACAGAAAAGGATGGAAGAGGATAAATCCCAACCTGTCACTCCCAATCCTAATCAATACATTGTCAGTCCGGAAAAACAAAGCGAAGACTCGGACGAAAAAATCAATCCTTACGGACAGCACTAATGAGAGCTTCTGAGATACAACCAAAAAAATTAGTCGTGTTTGACATCGACGATACTTTGGTCAATACACAAACCAAGGTTCATGTTGTTAAGGATGGTCAAGTAGTAAACAGTTTAAACAGTCACGACTTTACACACTATAAATTAAAACCTGGTGAGAGTTTTGACTTCGAAGACTTCCGAAATGCTCGAGAGTTCTTTGAAAAATCTAAACCCATTATTCCTATGATGCGCCAGCTCAAGCAGGACATCGCTACGGGCAACAAAGTAGTAATGGTCACTGCCCGTGCAGACTTTGATGATAAAGAATTGTTCTTAGACACTTTTCGAAAGTATGGTGTAGACATTGATAAAGTACATGTCTATCGTGCTGGAAACAGCAAACAGGGCACTACAGAAGAGCGTAAAAAAGCAATTATAAAGAATCTGTTAGACAAAGATAATTACAGCAAAGCCATAATGTATGACGATGCTAAACCCAATCTACATACATTTATCGAACTGAAACAAGATCATCCTAAAACTAAATTCTATGCTTGGCATGTTAGTCCCGAAGGGGCAGCATCAGAATACATGCGCGAAGGCATGGTTAGTGAAAAGAAAAAACGTAAACGTAAACCACGCTGGGCTGCTTATGGTCCAGGTCCGTACGGCGGTTACGGATATGCTGTAGGTTATAGTGGGGATAGTGGAGGATCAGTAGGCGACGGCGGGGGAGTTGGCGAAAACTTTGCTGATGGTAAAGTTAAGGGTAAAAGTCGCCCTGGGCGTGTTAAGCGAGCAGGTGCTAGTTGTAATGGTAGTGTAACTGATCTACGCAAACGTGCTAAAAATGCGTCTGGGGAAAAAGCTAAGATGTACCACTGGTGCGCTAACATGAAAAGCGGAAGAAATAAATAATACTATGAAAATACGGGATATTTTAGAATCAGCTACAGCAGGTGCTACTTCAGCAGGAAATATAGCTGCTGTTGCTAATCCCCAATTGAGTCCTGGAAAGGCCCGTGGAAAAAAGAGCTATACAGGAACCCCAGGCAGATCTGGAACAAAATCACCGCCGCAGCCTAAGGTAAAAGATAACACAGGCAAAAATGCGTTGGACATGAAAACCAATATATTTGGTGAAAACAATTTTATCAAAAGATAAATACTTAATACGACTTTAGGAACTTACTATGGACTTCAAATCACTAATCAGTAAAATTGAGAGTATCGACGGAAGAGTCGAAACTCCAAAAGCCCCTGAATTACCCAAAACTGTACAGCTAAATGAAGACGCACAACTGCGTGTATTAGCTGGTACTTCTACTTATGTATCAGAAGCTAAGAAAAAAGCAGAGGAAGATAAAAAAGAAGAGAAGGTAAAAGAAGGGCAGGAAGATCTTAAAAAAGTTGGTGATAAAGTTAAAACATCTAAAGGTGTAATGACTAAAACCGCTACAGGTTTAAAGCATGAACGTTCTTACACCAAAGACAAAGATGAAGATGATGAAGATGCACCTAAAGCTAAAAAAGCCAAGAAAGAGTCTATAGATCCAGAAAAGTTCAAGTCAAAATTTAGTAAGATGGTCGAAGCTAAAAAGACCATGAAAGACGAAAAGAAAGCCAAGAAAGAAAAAATGGCAGAAGGTTCTAAGCCCGATTTCCTAGACATGGACAAAGACGGCGATAAAAAAGAGCCAATGAAAAAAGCAGTTGCCGATAAAGGTGGCGACAAAAAAGACGGCAAGAAAGGCATGAGTGCTGCACAGGAAAAATACTTCGGTAAGAAAAATGAGTCTGTAAAAACTTCTAAGAAAGTTGTTGCTGAATCAGTTGAACTTAAACTATCTTTCAAAGACATGGTTAGACTAGTTCAAGAAAGTGGCGGCCAACAGCAGATCGATCCTGTGGATAAGGCATTGTTTACATGGGCTTCTCGTGTTGCCAGTAACAAACTAGGCGAAGGCATGAAGGCAGAACTATACGCTGGTTTGATTTACGAGCGCAACGGCGGAACATTTGAAATGTATGACGTATTGAGCGAATCAAAAAAAAACCTAAGTGAGTCATATCAACTAGATGAAGGGATGATGGATAAAATCAAATCCCTTATTCCTAAGTTTATGAAATTCATCGGCGCTGAAAAAGCCGAAGCAATCGCAAATAAAGTAAAAGAAATCACAGGCGGAGACCTTTCTGCCAATCCAGAAAATGCTGAAAAAGTTGCACAGGCATTTGGATTTGATAAAATTGTCAAAGACAAGGCCATGAGCAAAGAAGATATCATGGGTGAAGGCATTGCAGGCAATTGGCAAGGTAAACTTGTACAGTTTCTATACCTAGCAGGTCTAGGTGGTGCTGCTGCTGGCGCTGCATCAATGTGGGGCACTGTAGGCGGATCGTTTATGGCCATTATTGGTACCTTACTTATCATGTTTGCTGCTACATTCTTCAGCGATGAAAGCGGAATGGTAGGTTCAATGGGCAAATACGGTAACAAAGGATTTGATACCAAAAAAGGTTCTGATACCCAACCAGGTAAAAGAGACATAATCGATCTAGGTAAAGGCCACGCAGGTCCATTAGACTAATCAACAGTTTGGTAAACAAAAGCCAGTCATAGGTTGACTGGCTTTTTTTACGGCTGTATAATAACTATATGACCGATCCTATTCACAAATACAAAGCAATCATAGAAGAAGCATCTCGTATCAATGACGAATGGTTTGAAAAAGATTCATTCAGGGCATACAAGATTCCAGATAAAAAAGAACCATTTTCTGTTGCTTACGAAAATGGTTCTATCGATACCCTAGAAGGTCCAGTGTCATATAACAAAGGCGATTATATCATGACTGGACCCAAAGGTGAAAAGTATCCTATTTCTCCCGAAAAGTTCAAAGAATTAAAAACCGATAACGGCGATGGAACAGCCAGTCCTAAGAAAATCATTAAACTGATAAAGTTGGCAGATCATGACGGCCACGTTATCCTACAATACAACGGTAGTAAACTAAATTATACTGCAGGTGAAGATTATATTGTACGCCATGGTCCTGGAGATTATGGAGTAGTTAAAAAAGATATTTTCAAACAAACTTATAAAGAGGAATAATTATGACTAAGATGTATGGTCCAGAAGAAAAAGCCAAACTAGAAAGATTGATCAATGAAGGTTCAAATGTTCTAAGAGAAGTAGAAGATCTACAAGAAGGTCTTAAAGAAACTATCAAAGCAGTGGCTGAAGAGTTACAGGTCAAACCTAGCATTATATCTAAGGCAATTAAAATTGCTCACAAGGATAACTGGAAAGATCACGAAAACGAATGGAACGAAATTGAAATGATCCTAGGTGTAACTAAGAAGTTGCCAGAATGATAGATCTATTTAAACCAACTTTTGATTGGATCAGAGATGATTGGCAAAGTGACCCGTTCCGTTTTATGGTGGAGGTTATCGCATGGGCTATATCGATTGGATGTTCTATCACTATGGCGCTCACCGTCCCCAATCCTCCTTTACTTATTTTATATCCTATCTGGATTATTGGTTGTGCTATGTATGCTTGGGCTGCTTATACTAGGAAATCTTTTGGCATGCTGGCTAACTACCTGCTTCTAGTGACCATAGATACTGTTGGTCTAATCCGCATGTTATAAATAAAAAACAAGAAAGATGGCAGGCGAGGCCATAAGCCGCACATTAGGTATTTGCAAGCCGTAAATTGCATAGGAGATATAAATGAGTTACGTAGACGCTTTCTACGATCGTGACAATGATGTCATCAATGTTGTAGAACGAGATGACAAAGGGCAGAGACACTTTAAAGATTATCCTGCTAAACACATTTTCTATTATTACGATCCCCGTGGAAAATTTCAATCAATCAAGGGCGAACCCCTTAGTCGAGTAAGTTCTAAAAACGTTAAAGAACATCGTAAAGAACTGTCTATACACAGCAATAAAAAGCTGTATGAGTCAGACATCAATCCTATTTTCCGATGCCTGGAAGATCATTATCTCAATGTTGATGCCCCAAAACTAAACGTAGCATTTTTTGATATCGAAGTAGACTTTGATCCAGAACGTGGTTACGCTTCTCCAGAAGATGCGTTCATGCCCATTACCGCTATCGCTGTACACCTTCAATGGATGGATACTCTGATATGTCTAGCTATACCGCCAAAGACTCTCAGCATGGCAGAGGCTCAGAAAGCTGTAGAAGAATTTCCCAATACCATGCTGTTCGACAACGAAGCAGATATGTTGGATACATTCTTAGATCTTATACAAGATGCGGATATTCTAAGTGGTTGGAACTCAGAAGGCTTTGATATTCCTTACACAGTTAATCGTGTTACCAAAGTTCTAAGTAAAGAAGATACAAGACGTTTCTGCTTATGGAATCAATTTCCCAAAAAACGCGAATACGAAAAATATGGAAAGACTGCTGTTACATATGATCTAATAGGTCGTGTTCATATGGACAGTCTGGAAATTTATCGAAAGTATACCTATGAAGAACGCCACACATATCGATTAGATGCCATCGGAGAAATGGAAATTGGCGAAAACAAAACTGTCTACGAAGGCACATTAGATCAATTATATAACAACGACTTTCGAAGATTCATTGAATATAATAGGCAAGACTGTGCTCTATTGAACAAATTAGATAACAAATTAAAATTTTTAGACCTTGCAAATAAGATCGCACATGAGAATACAGTTCTGTTAGCTACTACTATGGGAGCAGTAGCGGTTACTGAGCAGGCCATTATCAACGAAGCTCATCGAAGAGGAATGATTGTTCCTAATCGTAAAAAGATGGAAGAACATGGGGATACTCAGGCTGCCGGCGCTTATGTTGCTTATCCTAAAAAAGGTATTCATGAGTGGATTGGTTCTCTAGATATAAACTCGCTGTATCCTTCTGCGATTCGTGCATTAAACATGGGCCCGGAGACTATCGTAGGTCAATTAAGTCAGGACGGAACCAAGGCATACATCGAAGCGGAAATGGCCAAAGGTAAATCATTTGCATCTGCATGGGAAGGTATGTTCGGTAGTGTAGAATATACCAGTGTGATGAATCGCGAAGTAGGTAGAGAAATAGTTATTGACTGGGAAGGCGGAGGTTCAGATACTCTCAGCGCAGCACAGGTCTATGACTTAATTTTTGACAGCAATCAACCCTGGATACTTTCAGCAAATGGCACTATCTTCACTTATGAAAAAGAAGGTGTGATTTCTGGTTTGTTGGCTCGCTGGTACAAAGAACGTAAAGAAATGCAGGCAAAACTCAAAGAATGTATTGCTGCTGGAAATAAAATCGAAGAAGAATACTGGGATAAGCGTCAATTAGTTAAAAAAATTCTGTTGAACTCGCTATATGGCGCTATTCTAAACCCCGGCTGTAGATTTTTTGATAATAGAATCGGACAGTCCACAACTCTTACTGGTAGACAGATTGCCAAACACATGGCAAGTAAAGTTAATGAAATTATCACCGGAGATTATGACCACATCGGCAAAGCTGTGATCTACGGTGACACAGACTCATGTTACTTCTCTGCGTATGCTACGCTAAAGAAGGATATCGAGAAAGGTGTGATTCCCTGGACAAAGGAATCAGTTGTTGAACTTTATGATACTATAGGAGAAACGGTAAATGGTACTTTCGTCAAATTCATGTCAGATGCATTCCACTGCCCAAAATCAAGAGCAGAAGTCATCAAAGCAGGTCGCGAGATTGTTGCAAGCAAAGGATTATTCATCACCAAAAAACGATACGCCGTCCTATATTACGACAAAGAAGGAAAAAGATCAGACTCGGCTGGCAGCTCTGGTAAGATCAAGGCCATGGGGCTCGACCTAAAACGTTCAGATACACCAGTAGTTATCCAAGATTTTTTATCAGAAGTTTTGACCAGAGTACTAACCGGTGTTACCAAAGAAGAAATTCTACAATATATCACTGACTTCAGAACAGAGTTCAAAACTAGGCCTGGTTGGGAAAAAGGTTCTCCCAAACGTGCTAACAATATCACTGAGTATGCTGCTAAAGAAAAGAAAGCAGGCAAAGCTAATATGCCAGGACATGTTAGGGCTAGCTTAAATTGGAATACTCTGAAAAGGTTGTATGACGACAAATATAGTATGCAGATCGTAGACGGTATGAAAGTTATTGTCTGTAAACTAAAAGATAATCCCATAGGGCACACATCGGTAGCTTATCCAGTAGATGAACTTCGATTGCCTCAATGGTTCAAAGATCTTCCTTTTGACGATTCTCTAATGGAAACAACAGTGATCGATGAAAAGCTAGAAAACCTTATTGGTGTTTTGGAATGGGACATCAGCTCAACAAGGTCGGACAATACATTCAGTAAACTTTTTAATTTTGAGTGATTTCAA